GATTTGGCTGGCGATGAAAATGGAACAATTCCAACTTCATCGTCGGGTGATTCGGATGGATTCGATTATCACCAGATAATACTTCTGAGAGATCCTCTTCTTACGACTGAGGTTCCAGCGTCTGCTATAAATTACAGTACAACTTATCAGATACAAACACTCGGAACGGGTGGTGACCCGCCCGCGTTCTTTGAGTTGGATGAAGTTGTGTATCAAGGAAACACTTTTGATAGTGCAACATTTAAGGCGACAGTCGTTAGTTGGGATGGAGCGCCCAACAATGTGCTTTATGTGAATAATCCGATTGGGACTTTTAGGCAGGGGATTTCTGTTGTTGGAGAAACGAGCGAAACTTCTTCGGTCGGCAACGCCATTACTGCACCAGCAATCTTACCATATACTGGCAAAATACTCTATATAAATAACACTACTGGTATTATTCGTAATGCATTGCAAACCGAATCAATCAAATTGAACCTCTCTGTTCGATGAGACACTTCTAGAGGAATAATCTGTGGATTTTAATGTAGAACCATATTACGACGACTTCGAGGGCGACACTGGCGCCAAAGAACAGAATTACATGCGAATTCTGTTTAGACCTGGATATGCTGTTCAGGCTCGCGAACTCACTCAAATGCAGAGTATACTGCAAAACCAAATCAAATCATTCGGAGATCATATCTTTCAGGATGGATCTCCAGTTGAAGGTGGGCATTTAACTCTCGATAAGAACGTCACTTCTCTTTTCTTACAGCCGACTGATAACGATATACAAGATTTCACTGGCCAGCTTATCATTAATTCTGATGGAATTGGGGAAAAGAGAGCAACTGTGTTGGCTGTTGATGATTCTGACCAAACATCAACAGTTGCTGGCGCTCTTATTGTCAAACAATTGACGTCTGATGTATTCATCAATTCAGATAATATTGAAGTATCTGACGAGCCATCAATAACAGCCACTCTTTTAAGTGCAAATTCAACCTTCATTGGCTCTGCCGTCAGCATGCAACAGGGCATATTTTATGTTGATGGATATTTCGTATTCGTCCCAGAACAAACTCTAGTTCTTGAAACGAAATCAGTAACACCAACCTATAGAATAGGATTGGAGATTGACGATAATATAATTGACGAGTCTCAAGATACAAATCTCTTGGATCCAGCTCAAAGTTCTTTTAACTATCAAGCTCCGGGCGCAACTAGATACCAGTTCGCCCTTAATTTAACGAAGAGAACATTAGACTCTTCGGATACTAGCACATTCTATGAGTTGTTGAGAGTAGAGAACGGCGAAATCACGAAACAAGTTCTTTATCCTCTCTATTCTGAATTGAATAAAACGTTGGCTCGTAGAACTGACGATCAGTCTGGCAGTTTCACTGTCAAACCCTTTAGAGTTACCACATCCGAAGATCCCTCTAATTCAAGTAATTACCTCATTAACATAGAACCCGGAAAGGCATATGTTAAAGGATATGAATATGAAACTCTTGGAATGACCAAGATTTCAGTCCCAAAAGCAAGAACCTCTTCAATTTCTACGGATTATGATTTGTCCTTGGATTATGGAAATTATTTGGGAATTAGCGGTCTCAAATCCGGAAGCAATGGGATGTTTGATATAGCTTCATATCAACAATTAGATCTCCATTTGGTCCCATCAGCGAACATAAACACCGCCAGTGCGCTTGTCTACAACAGAACAAGAGTCGCGACTGCAAGAATTAGAAACATCGAATATGTTGGCTCAACTCCTCCAGCAATTTATGGATCTGAGCCATATTATTTGTATTTGACTGATATAAACAATCTATCGGTAAACGTCTTTAACACAGGAACGCGAACTGATACATCTACTATAAACGTTGGCTTCAATTCTTCTTCTTATGCGAATGCTTATGTTGGAGTTTTGCTCTCTATAATATCAGGAAACAATGCCGGGTACAGTGGAAAAATTGTTTCGTATAATGCCGAGAGTAGAGTTGCAACCGTCAGCCAAGACATTACTACATCCGGGAAATTCTTTACAACAACTTGCAATGCAAGTTCAAAAATTATGTTAACTTTTGGAGTGAAAGATGCCTTATCTGTGGTATCTCGACCGAACACGAGTCTGGGATTAACTTCTGTATTTGCAAGCAAACAAGCCAACACAGCATATTACGCTTGCGCCGAAATAAACAGCACTGGAAGAAACTCTGCTTGGGGAACTCAAGTATACTCAACGAATTATAATAAATTATTATATAAACTTCCAGAATCATATATTTCTTACGGAAGTGAAATGATTGGAATGACGTATTATGCGAAAAAATCATTTACGAATAAATCATTCGTTTCTGGACAATTGACTCTAAGTGCTCCCGGAGACTTACCAAATCCTTGGGAAGAATTTGTTTTTGGCTACACTGCATCTACGGTTTCTCCTGTAATAGCAAATAAAAATCTCATACTTACTGTGAGAGATTCTGGGACTTCTGGGTGGAGCAATGGAGAAGTAATAACATTTGGGGTTGGGGCAAATAACATATATCAAACCAGTGCTACATCTATAAGAATAGATGCAGGAACTGGCAACTTTACCGCAGACATTATAACGAATATAGAAGTAAATTTCGCCAATACAAATGCCAGAAGAACCAAAACTCTTTATGGAAATAGCCAAATAACTTCTTTGAGAACCACAGATACATATCTGAATGGAACCGTAGTGACTGGCGCTGCTACTGTTAGAATAGAATGTTCTTCGACGCAATCTAATGGAATTGTTTGGTTTACTGGTTCAACTCCTCTAACTAAATTGAAAACTCCTGGAAGTAAACAGCCTCTATATTTGCCTGATGTAATTAGAGTTATTGCCATATATGATTCCGGAAATACAGCTCAACAACCATCATCAACTAATGCGGTTGATGTAACCACGAGATATATTTTCGATAGCGGTCAAACAGATAATTACTATGATCACGCTTCGTTGATTTTAAGAGCTGGTTCTCAGCCACCGACTGGTCAAGTCGCAGTAATGCTGGAAGTTTTCGATCATACGGGAACTGGATTCTTCAATGTTGATTCATATTCGCAATTCGCATATGAGAACAATAAAATACCATACTATGCATCAGCGAAGAGTGGTGCATATGCTTTGAGAGATTCTATTGATTTCAGACCGACTAGACTTAAAGGAACGACTGCATTTACGCTCGATGGAGTCTCAACTCCATATCCATATTTCAATCTAGAAATTGAAAAATATGAATTCTATCTACCAAGAATGGACAAATTGAGCTTAATTGCAGATGGAACATTTAAGGTAACGCAGGGAGCTTCTTCTGCTTATCCGAAAGTTCCGGCAGATCCATCAGATTCAATGACTCTCTATAATTTCACAATTCCAGCATACACTGGATCTGCCAAAGAGATTCCAATTCAGTATATTGATAACAGAAGATATACTATGAAAGATATTGGAATTCTTGAGAAGAGAATTGAGAATCTTGAATATTACACATCACTCAACCTCTTAGAAACAACTGCGGCAAGGCAGAAAGTGTTCAATATCAATGGAGTTGAGAAGGCGATATACGGTTTTATTGCAGATCAATTCGAAGGATTTAATATTGCCGATAATAAATCAGAAGATCTGGTTTGTAACATAGACAAATATAATTTGTCTCCATATAAAATTGTCGAACCAATTAAATTTACCATTTTTTCTGGCACCAACTATCAAATTAACGATAAGACGTTTTCTTTGCCATATACAGAGGAATCTTGCATAAATCAATATGCAGCAACACAAAGCATAACAGTTCAACCATATCAATTTGCGCAATTTGAAGGAAATTTAATCTTAAATCCGGAAAGCGATACATGGTATAGTTCTTCCCTGGTTCCTGAGATTATAGCTCCAGCAACTGACACGATAAAGAGAGAATTGCCCATAGGGGATGAGGGTGTAACTCCAGTTGCCGGTTCAGGCTCGGCAATTGATGGAATAACCAGAATAACGATTCCTCCGTTCTTGGGTGGAATTTGGGGAGACATTAGTCAAACAATTATCGCCAATTTGACTGGATTTGGTTCTATTGCTAGGGAAAATTGGACTGTTACTGAAACAAATACCACCGATTTAGAAAGAGCAAGTTCTCAAACTGAGGCTTCAACTGCTCCAATTAACTCGGGTGCTGGATTGAATTTGAGGGCTGGCGGCACCGTCGAGGGCTCGCGTCCGGGCGGCGTGACTCGTGGAAAATGAGTACAAATAGGAGAATTTTTTAGATGTCAAATCCATTAACTATTACAGCTGGAAACAGATCAGTTGATTCTTCTGTAGTTCCATACATTCGTTCTAGTGAAGTTAGATTTACTGGATATTCTTTAATGGGAGGATCGCAAGCATATTATTACTTCGATTCTACCAAAGTTGATCAATTTATTCAACACCCCTCTACTATTGTCATTAATGCTCAAGATGCATCAAAATATAAACCAGGAGATGGAATATACAGCAATTTGACGCATGGTTATGCAACCGTTCTTGCCGTTTCGCCAAATTCTACTATTTACATAAGCGAAAACTATTTGACGTTCAACGTTGCACCATACAGTACAGATATTCTGTCAACGACAACTTTCACTGTAGGAGATCTTGTATATCAGACTCCAAATAGTGCATGCACTACGTTTGCCTCGGTAACATTTATTGGAAGCGTTGCATATTGGAATAATACTGACAGAATTCTTTCTGTTGTCCCAGAACGTGGAACTTATGCTTTCTCTTCAAACACCATATTTACTATTGGAAAATCTACTGCCAGATGTAATGTGACCTCTATTGTTGGTGCAAATAAATTCCCAACATCCAGCCACATATTGACCACAAGTAACACAAGATCTTCTCTTGTGAGTTCATATTCTCATAAATCTGGAATAGTGATCGGGGGAGCGACCACGACAGTAATTCCGATTGGAGGACCAGCAAATGCAGGTTGGCCAGGAGGCACTGCAAATACCTTTTATATAACATCTGGAGTTGGTATCGGCCAATCTGCCAATATACTTTCAGTTACAGCAAACACAATAACTCTTGCTACAGCATTAAGCGTTGCTCCGACAGGAAACTCAAGATACAGCGTTGGCAAAAATTATGTCGACAGTAAGGGAATTATATCCGGGATATTTAATATTCCAGAACTTTCGACAGTTAAGTTCTTAACCGGGGAGAGAATATTTGCAATAACCAACAAGCCAACTTTCGCAGACTCTTCTGTAACCAGCTCTGGAGTTGCGAAATATGTTGCTTCTGGATTTTTAAATCTAAATGATGCTTTTCAAACACCAACAGTTTCTCCAGTAACTCCTCTGAGACCGGCTGAAGTTGTCACTCAACTTAGACCGAATGTTTTAGATATAAGAAGAAGAGATCCAGTTGCACAAACGTTTTTTACTCCGAAACCTAAATCTGCAAAGAAAGATTATGGAATATTCGTTTCTTCAATTGATTTGTTTTTCAGCAAAAAGCCTGCGGCAACTTCTGTTCTATATCCAGTTGAGCTTAGAATCGTTGAAGTTGAAAATGGCATTCCAACTCAAAAAATAATAGCGAGTACATTCGTTCTTTGGCAAGATGTGAATGTCTCGTCGCAACCCACTGCCGGATATGGCAACAATCAAACGAAAACTAATTTTAAATTTTCCGATCCACAATATTTGGCGCCAGATACTGAATATGCTATGGTAATATTATCGGATTCCGCGGACTATATGGTTTGGTATGCTATTCTTGGTGGAAACGATATCGTTTCTGGCGCAGGAATAAGCCAACAACCTTATGCTGGTTCTATGTTTCTTTCGCAAAATGGATCGACTTGGACGCCGCAACAAAATTGGGATTTGATGTTTTCTATTAACAAAGCGGTGTTTTCGACTTCAGCAGGAACAGCTACATTTAACATTGTTCCAAAAAAACAAGCTGTATTTGCAGACGAAATATTATTGCAATCTTCTGATATCACATTCCCAGCGAGTTCTTTGAATTATTCCGTTAAAGGAACCTATTTGAATTCTCTAACACTAGATAATGGAAATTCAATTGTTCCTAATAAAACTTTGAAATTTGGAAATGATTTATCATCTTCTTCCGCAACATCGAATAGAAGAAGAATAATAAGAGAAGGTATATCTGATTCAATGTCGTTGACTGTTTCTATGTCCACTACTGATCCAGATGTTGCTCCTGTTATAAGTTCTGAAAGATTGGGTGCTATCGTCTATGCGAATCACATCAATGCTGGTGGGATTTATCCAGAAAACATATCCATTGTAAGTGCGGGAGTTAATCACAACACAGCAACGAACATTATTGTAACTGTTAGTGCTCCTAATTTAGCTAATGGCACACAAGCAACAGCAAATGTTAAGAGCGTAAGTTCCAGCAATACTATAACATCAATAAATATAACCAATTATGGATCCGGCTATTCTAATACACCAACCATAACGATAACAGATACTAATGCGACAACGAACGCAGTTATTGCTGTTGCAGGAGAAACCGGTCTTAAGGGAGGAAATGGTATTGCTAGGTATCAAACAAGGAAGATTACACTAGCAGATGGATTTGATGCCGGAGACCTTAGAGTATTCGTTGAATGTATTAGACCTTCTGGGACTCATGTTGTGGCATATTATAAAGCTCTATCTGGTAGCGATGAATCGCAATTCCTCGATAGAAGATGGGTTGAAATGAATCTATTGAATAACATTAACTCTCCGGATCAATTGACTACAATTGAATTGAAATTCGCACATAATTTAGACCCATCATTTGGACAACCATCAGGAAGAATGCAGTATTATGAAATTGGCGACGATGAAACGATATATCCTCTTGGAGGAACGTTTAAACACTTTGCCATTAAACTTGTCCTTTTTGCAGCCGATCCTACAGTTTCTCCAGTTGTGAGAACGATGAGAGCAATTGCAACTCCAATTGATATTTCATACACCAAGTGAGTTTAATTGAATGTCTCTAATTAAAATAAAAGATTATGAATATTTGGTTAAAGACCCGACAACCGGAGCAGTTTTAAATACTGATCAAAATATCTTGGTGAGAAGAAACGCTGAAATT